CCTTTATAAGAAAAGTCTACACCAAACATTCTAATATTTTTAACTTCATTCCAGTATGCAAAGGCTATAGCGTAAGCTACTGTATTGTTAAGATAATGGCAGTTGGTGTCTCTCACAACCTCGTGCACAGGATAATCAACTAATCCAGGGCATCTTTCATCTAATTGGCAAGTATAGATAGGGCCTTCGTGATTAAGTAACATTTCAACCATACTCGTTGTTTGACCACCAGCATCATCTGATTCAAGAAATCTAGATGCAGGATCCATCATAAATACCCTATCGTGATAAATTACACTACCAACGGCATTGATAGCCCAAACTTCATCAAAATGTGTACCGTGTGATTTAGCTAGGTTGTAATCAAACCAACTTTTTCCCATACCGACTATAGCAATAGTCGCCCCTTTCAAGCTCTCGATTTTTTCCATAATGTTTTAAGATACCGAAGTTCTCAACGAGTCATATCGATATTCATCTCTTCTACCTCTTGCTTCTGCTCTGTTTTTCAATCTGTCAACAGATGAAGCAAATCTTTGCTCATAAGCTTGTAGAAGATCTTGTTCCCCCTTCATAAATATATAAGCTTCAATTAAACTACCATACAACAAAGCATTTTTAGCATTACTTGAAAGCCAAGTGCCTGTGGTGTCAGTAACTAATGAATTTGGTTTGTATAAATAATGTAATTCTACAGTGTAATTACTATCTGGTACTGGACTTACAATAATCGTAGAGCCATTATTAGACGCTGTAGAAAGTTCTTTATCAAAATCAGCATAGTACTTTGGTAAACCTCTAAGCGTTGAATCTGTGGGGTCTACGCTGTATTCACGCATAAAAGATGGATGCTTCTTATCTAAGTAATGATAATCGCCATTACCATCCACGACAGCAAGTGAAAAACTCAGTTGGTAATCGGTTGGTGTAGTCAAATACGTATTTCCTAATGTCAAAGAACCAGAGACATTTTTTCTAAAATAGTCAAATTGAACTAAATCAAATATTCTATTTTCAGCATTTTTAATAAAATCATCCAAACTGTTTACAAATGTAGTTTCAGTATTTTCAGTATAGTTTTGTATTAGTGTTTTTAATTCTGCTAATGTCATGTTATTTGTATTGTAACCTCACCAACTCCACCTGTCATTTCATTTACCGTAAAGTTAGTTGGTAAAGTTGCTGGGTTCATAAAATCAGGCTTAAATATATTAGAGTTAACAACAACGACAAAACCTTCACCAACTTCTTTATCATTATTAGGTCTTGGTTTATAAAGAGCTTCTGGATCAGCAGTCGCGGTTAAAGGTTCTAATTGTGGGTGTTTTGGATCGTAACAACTATTACAAGTTTTAAGTCCATTCCATTCTTCTTTTAGTTCTAGTAATTTGTATTCAAAGCCGCATCTATCACATAATCCTTTTGCAAATTTACCAGTTGCGTATGCCATTAAAGAACTCTTAGTTTTGGTCTTACTTTAAATGAAGCTCTATCTTCGTCTTGGTCTGCCGCTCTCCTAAATTCTTCTTCATATAAAGATTTTAACTGCGCAGTTAGTTGTGGTGCTTTCTTTTGAGATATGTAATAAGCTAATCCTGCTACAAAACAAGGAAAAAATCTAAATGGCATGTCCATAGTATTTGTTGCTGCATCCGCATCATCCATTCTAACAAGTTTATTAAATACTAATACATCAGTAGAATTCTCAGGTGCAGGCCATATTTTTAGGGATGGTGTACTTAACTTATCTAAGAAAAATTGTGATGGTCTTGCTTTAGTGTTCTTATTAGGAATATTAATATATTCTGATCTACTAATCCTGTTCATACTTATATCAGTCTGAACATCATTAACTGTTCTACGTAGAACAACGTCCAATACATCTATAATGTTTGCATTAAGTGAATAACTACTTGTGCCTTCAGTAACAGTTTGCGTAGCCTGTTCTATAGTCCACTGATTTAAACCTCTATTGGCCCATTCTGCTAACATAAGATTAGCTGATCTAATACCAGATTTTAGATCATATCCAGTACGTAACTCCAAACCGCATCTTTCATAAGCCTCTTCTATAAACTCAGTAATATTAGGTTCAAAGTTTGTGCTACCAGATAATGCCATTATTCTTTATCTCCCTGGTTATATAGATTGTCAAACGTTATGTTTGGATCCATATAACTTTCATGTTTTTCAGCTGAGTGTATATATTGACTGGGAGAAAAATCTGGTGGACCCTCTCCAGTACGCCATAAAGCTGGATTTGTTGCTCTTACTCTATTGTTAGGTAAAGCTACAAAATTACCAGTATATTCACCAGCGTCAGTTAAGTATAGCACATGACTTTGTTTATGTTGCGCAGGATCATCAGCAATACTGTGCTCTGTATAATCTACGGTAAACATATATCTACCGGTATAAAACTCACCGCCAATCTTACATATCCAAGGTGATGAGCTTACTCTATCCAAAACAACAACAGAATGATGATGACTTAGACAATCCCAAGGTTGCGCTAAATGATCTTCCATTGGTTTTGGCCATTCATCTAACTTTATATCAGCTACGAGTGCTTCTATCGGCATTCTTGCCCACATAGCGCCACCGTGCACGTTTTCATCTGGATAGCCATCAAAATCAGTTTCACAACCCGTAAATACAACTTGAAATGATAATGATCTATCTGGAATGGTATTAACTGCAAATGCTAAAGCATGCAGGTATTCACCGTGATAGTCTTGATGATTTGCAGTAAATTCTCTTCGAACCCAACATTTAAACTGCGGTATGTTGGAAATTAAATATGACATAGTTCCCCCTTATGTCTTAATTATCTTGCGCCGCCTTTTGCTCTATATTTAGACTTTTTGTTTGCACCCATACCGGAAGCATATTTTGATCTTTTCATACCGCCGCCAGCAGCCATACCTTTAGTACCCTTCATAGCTCCGCCTCTTGCCATGCCTTTGGTGTTTTTTACTCCACCGCCCATAGCGTACATTTTAGTTCTCTTAAACATTTAGTTCCTCACTTTTTCTTTGTAGTTTTCTTAGTTGTTTTCTTTGCAGCTGCCTTTTTCTTTGGTTTCACAACATTACCTTTTGCATCTAAGATAATTCGTTCATCAGAAACTGGCACATCTGGTCTGACTTTTGCGTCAAGTCTTGCTTGTAATTTTGGGTCTACATCACTTTTTTTCTTTGGCATATTATTTCCTAACGTATCGTAGTTACTTTTCTACGATTTTTCATAACGGCTCCACAACCATTTGCTATGATGCCACCACTTTTTAGTTTAGCACGATTTTGCTGTGCCATAGACTTTTCAATAGCCATTCCTCTTTTTTTCTCATAAGAAGAAAGCTTACCATCTTTATTTAGATCTGCTTTTTGTTTATTTTTCAACATATTTGATCCTCCTGATCTTAATGAAACTCTTGCTTTTTTTGTATTTGAAACCACTGTTTTACCTTTAGCCCCAGCAGATTTCTTTTTTCTAGCTGTTTTTGCTCTCTCTGATTTAGACAAACTTCTAGCTTTTGCAGCTGGTAAACAACGATCTGGATTTTTTTTATTTTTGCTAGTACCGCATGGTCCTTTGATTGAACCATCTGTACCGATACGCACCCAGTTTTGTTTTCTCCATTCTTCTAATTGACCCATTATCTGAGCCTATTACTCATAACAATACCTTGACCTCTAATTGGACCGCCAAATCTTTTTCCTTTGCGTTTACCGCCTTTAGATTTTTTTGCGTAGTTTGGGTCTTTGCAATATTTTGATGCAGCCATATTTGCATAAGCACTAGGATATGTATCAAAAGTTCTTTTAGCCCAGGCTTTGCCTTCCGGACATATTTTACCGCCACTTTTAACTTTGCCGCCTTTTTTCATCTTTATAGATTGCAATGTTTTAGCTTGTTTTGCATGTGTTTTACTTGCTTTTTGAAGACCTTTAATTACTTTTTTTAATTTTTGTTTTGCCATTTAACAGTCCCAATCCCTTCTTGCCCAATAATTCGCTTTCATTCTGTCATTACCTAATTTTTCACTTCGTTTACAGTATGAACTTTTTCTTTTTGGATCATTCTTATGCATACCTAATTTAGCATCTCCAAAAGCAATACGTTTAACTTTACCCGTAGAGGGATTTTTTACAAAGACTTCTTTACGTTTTCTACCGTATCCAGGGCTACCTTTTGAAATAGCCCTAGGTCTGTTTAGTGTTACAGTTTTGCCTTTGTACTCTGCCATTCATTAATAATTTTTATTCAATACTAAAATAATTGAATAAGCATCACCGCTTGAATGTCCCACTGTAGTAAAGTCTATATCACCAGTTACGCCTGAACCTGCGTTATTAGGTATAGCAGAAAACAAATCGTAATATTCATCTCCTGTACTATCTGCTGGTAACGGCATAGCTAAAACGTTAGTAGTAGCATCAAACTCTATATTTACTCGCATACCCACACAAGCCCAGTAAATACGTGCTATAGAAACACTGGTACAAGATTCACCAGCACTGTTGGTGGTTAATGCAGAAACATCAACTTTCTTAACTGCGGATTCACCTGTACCGTCTGATACATTAGTAAACTTTAATACTGCGACTCTCTCACCATCTTGGATGGTTTGCGAGGTTACTGCATCTGCCATTGTTTACTCCTATCTTTCGACTGCTGCTACAACGTAGTCAATAGTCATAGTTTGTGCTGAAGCTTCACCATTTTGGATACCGAATGAAACTGTTAACTCTTCATCATCTGGTAAATTAGTTATAGCAACGCCAACTGGAGCAGCATTATTTACTGAGTAAAAAACTTTAGATGCATCTGGATCAATAAACCAAGTGGTTGTGATAAAAGTATCGTCTGCCATAGTTGCTACATCTTCTGTAGTTGTAGCGCTGTTATCTTTTTCAACTAAGAAATCAAGACCAGCATCACCGTCTGCTGAGATAAAAAATACACCGTCTGTTGTATCAAGTGGTGTTGTATCGGTAATACCAAGACCCATTACAAAGTCTGATTGGTCAACATCATTCACTTTAAATCTAGCTGAAAAGTAAGCTTTCTTACTGGTGCTAAGTTTAAAACCTTCGCCTTTTAATTGTAAAAAGTCTAAGTCATTATCTCCAGCAGCATTAGTAAGCAATAAAGCTCCTCCTGCTGATGAAGTTACAGCTTCAGTTGCACTCCCTGTGCCCGCTTCTGTAGTTGTAATCGTCCAATCACCAGAATTATATGTAAAGAAATCATTGTGATACATATAAAACGTCTGATCTGACGGATATGGTGCAAACATAGGTTGGTTTTTCTTGTGCTGTGTAGCAACAGTATTACCCGCCCAAAGTATTAAGTTTTGAAAATGTGGATTAGCCATTATGAACTCCTGTAAATTGTATTAATGGAAACCTTGCGGCCCTCATCAAGCTAATTAATTTTATAACCTCTTAAATTCTATACCTTATTGATAACCTTAGCAACAAAAAAGGGAGCCGAAGCTCCCTTAAAAAATTGTAGTTGAGTTGGAAACGCTACAATAAATCGTTCCTATTAAGCACCTTGAGAACCGAATACGGCTCTAAAGTTTGAGTATCCGAATGAATATCTTTCTCTAGCTTTGTATCTCATGTTACCAGTATCGAAATCACCCTCTAATGCAGTTTGCATTGGAGATCTTTCGAAGTATTTAAACCCGTCTGGGCAATCGGTTTTAATGAAATAAGCATCTGTATCTGTTAGATAGTTGTTAACTACATAACCCTGCGGCAACATTCCCATGTTGTTTACAGCGTTAATATCGTTATCAGATGTGCCAACTCTACCAGGAGAGTTAAGCAGTCTATCTGCTACAAATACCAACTGTGGTGGAACAATGAGTTTTGTTCCTTGAAGAGCTATATTAAGACCTCTATCATCCGTAAATGTAGAGATACTAATAAGATTATCTTCAAGAGATGTCTCATTTAAGTCTGCCATAGTTGTTGCTCTGTTTGCTAGTGAGCCACCGCCGCCTAGCGGATGATCTGTAGCAATTAAAGTTTTACCATCGCCGCCAGTAACACTAAACGCATTGTTTAGTACCGCTGCTGCTTTGATTTGCTTTGTATTTGCCATAGACCTTGCTAATGCTTTGGTATACCTTGCACCAAGTCTGTCATAAAGATTATCCTCAATTGCCTCTTCAGTTAAAGCAAAAGCTAAAGCCACTGTTTCGTGGGAATAACGTGAAGTATAGCCTTCGTTAGCGTTGTCAAATCTGACTCCACTACCTTCTGCTTTAACTTCAGCATTACCAAACCCTACAATGAGAGTTTCTTCTTCAAATGCTCTGTCAGAAGATTCACTTTCGTAAATCTCTAAATGTTGAGCCTCATAACGAGAATATTCCATACCGAATAAGGCGTTCAAACCAGGCTCTAATTCTTTCGCTAATTGCGCTCTATTTATTGCCATTTATTTATACTCCTGTTGGATCGACATAGAAGTGCTCATTAAACTTGACTATTACATTCACGTTTGCTGAACCTGTAGTACTGTTATCTGGATCACTCGAAAAGCCCATAATTCTGAACGTAGCAGCTGCTGTTGTTCCAGAAAGTTCCATTGCTGACATACCAGTTTTGGTAGAACCAGCGGTATAGGAAATATCTGCGTTCAAACCGACATCAGTTTGAGCTGGAGAACCTGCACTTTGAATTTCAAATACAGCATTAGGATCATCATGCACGAATGCAACTATATCAGACGAGACTGTGCCATCAGGGTAATGTGAACTAAAAATAACTTCTCCTGAAGCATTAGTAAACTTACAACCTCTGAACACACCTATTGATTCATCACCAGCAGCAGATACCAAAATCGTACCTGTGTTGGCCATTTTCACTAGGTCGCCTGAAAAAATGTTCCCGGATGCGCCTGAAGCTATCTCATATTCAGTTGTACCGTTAGAGGTAGGTCCTGAACCAAGAGCGCCAACAAGTCTTGCACCAAATGGGGCATTCTTATTTGCCATAATAAATCACCTATATATTTAAAATGAATATTTAGCGATCAACTGCGTTGACCACCGCCAAAAGTTACTTTGCTATTTCTCTCTGGATTTAAAATCGGAGAGTTTGGATCTGATTCTCTAAGAAGATCACTATCAACAGCTTCTTGTTGTGTTGATGCACGGTTTTGAAAGTAGGAGTTTCTTTCTTGACGTGTTTCATTAGGAATCTTAGCCAATAGCAAACCACCAACTGATACTATTCCTGCATGTTTACCGTTCTCTATGGTAGGAAGTTCAAAATCAGGTAATTCTTCAGAACGCACTAGGTCGAAACCTTCACGCATTCTAGAGGTTACATTCTTCTTATCTTCCGCACCTACGAGTTCGGCACGTATCCACCTGTAGGTATAACCTTCAGGCGCAGGAGGAGTGTCCAACATTGATGGTGGGCTCCAAGGTTTGCGAGCTTCTTTACTTGCTCGATTGTCGGCAGAACGTGATGTTCTGTTTTGTTTGTCAGTATTATCTGTCATATATATTACCTTTTAACATATTTTGCGTACTCTTTCAAAGGTACGTTGAGTTTTTTTGCCATAGCTACTTCACTAGGAGACAACTTTACTTGTTTCTTACCAGCTTTTCCTACAGACCTATTAGCCGAAGCTACTTTTTGTTGAGGTCTCGGTTTTGCCGCTACGTCATCAAACTTGTCTGGGTGTTTCACCCTAATTCTTTTATCTACTTCAGTAAAATAATCTTCTGAGCCTTCTACATAACCTTCACCTACAAGCTCTCTATCAATTACTTGCGCACTGTTATACATGTCCTCATCTTCTAAAAACCATCTATTATTGCTGATCCAAGCCTCTGTAGTTGGATGTATGCCTGGTTGTTGAGGTTGAACAGGTTGCTGTAATTGTGACTGCGCTTGTTCTTGTTGAGTTTGTATAGTTTTTAAATTTTGCTCTACATTACTTTCTTGTACAGCAATTTGCGCCATTACCTCTTGGGCTTTAGCAACTTTGTCAAAGTCAGAACTTTCGTGTGCCTGTTTTAAAGCTTCTATTGCTTGTGCTTTTTGAGCAGCTAGTCTGTTTTGTGATTCTGAGTAAGTTGATTGTTGTAATGTTTGAGTGTGTTGTTGTAAAGCTTGATTTTGTCTTTGCATCTCTTGTGCATACTTTGCCGCATAATCTTGGCCACGTTCAGCTTCTCTGAGTTTGCGAGTCAAAGTATTGATTCTTTTTTGTACTTTATCGCTATAGTCAACTAGCTCTTCTTGCTCTGTAGAATCAACTTCTGCTGTTTCCTGTTCTGCTTCAACTTCTGTTTCAGCTGCTTCTGGCTGTTCACTTACATCTTCATCAAGTTCAATAATTTCGCCTTGATCGACAACTTCTTCTTGTATTTCTTCTTGTTTTATTGCTTCTTCCATTTCTTTTCCTAAATTGCAAGGATGTCGTTTGGATCTAATATGGTTGCAATCACCTCATCATCATTGATAATCCTACATTCAGATTCATCACCAAGCCTGAAACGTGCACCAGCATATCTACCTATTAACACCCATTGTTTTTCCTGACACCACGCTTTATCAAATCTTGATGTATCGCTATAACAGTCAGGCCCCATTTTTACAACATATCCCACAACTGTAGCTAGTCTTTCTCTATCTACATGTGATTGTACTAATTGAATACCGCCTTCAGTTACGCCTTTACCAGCATAAGGAAGTATTAATATACGCCAACCCGTAGGCTGTGGCATACGCTCTAAAACTGATTTATCTAATAATGTTGGATCAAGCACTCTTGCTTCTTGCGAGACATATGGAATTTCTTGATTTGCCTCTTGCTCTGGCGCTTGTTCTGAAGTGGTTTTCTTTTGTTCGGCTTCTATTTCTTTGGCTACGTGATCAGGAACCTGTATCTTTGATGTCATTTTTAATTACCCTTCCTAGCAGCTCTCTAAAAATATTTTCTGCGTCAGCCAGAGAACTGTAGCGCCCCCGCAGATATTCATATTGCGCATGGTCTTTACACCCTGCGAGTAAAGTGTCCTTTACATCCTCCCTTCTAAGTTCAAGTTCTTTTAAATACTTTTTACTTAACCAAGCTTCGGACATTAATAAACACCAGAAAACTTGCCGCCAAATTCAGCAGCGCCCATACCTCTTGCTTTACCTTTACCCATACCTGGTTTTGGCGTGGTGTTGGTATCAAAAGTACCTGCGTTGCTTTTAAGTGGGGCCGTACCTTTATTGCTATAACCATTTTTATTGGTTAAAACTTTTGGTGTTTTCTGTTGATTTACTGTTGTACGTTTAATCATGTGTTTAATTATGAAGTCTTAAATTATTTTTTGCAATACTTATTGCCTATTTTGCAAATCTATATTTTTAAATAATCTTTGTTGATCTAGTCTTGCCCGAGCCGTATCGTCACGCATTTCTGCTATATCTTCACTAAGTCCAATACGTTCACGATCTACTTGCGCACGTCTAGCAGAGTCCTCTGCTTTCCTTTGTTCTTGTGCAACAAACTGTTGTTGATCAAGTGCTAACTCTTGACCCTTGAGTGCAAGCTCTTGTTTTCTGATGGCAACTAATGGGTCCTCATCAGCAGGTGCTGATATTTTAGCGGTATATTCTGCAATTAACTCAGACATTATAGGTGCTGAAAACTGTGCCAAAATATTATTTGCTTCGACTACTAGCTGTTGTTGTTGAGCTGGAGGTACTTGTTGTGCCTGTTGTTGTAGTTGCTGAAACTGTTGTAGCGTTTCTGGTGGCATTTGTTGTTGCGCAATAACATCAGCTTTCATTTGTAAATGTTCCATAATATGTGAGTGTATTAAAGCTTGTACTTGAGCATTCATTTGAACGGGCGGAGTATTGAGCAGCGACATGTGAGTAGCAATATGAGCATCATGGTTTTGATTGGGGAACGCTTTTGCCACATTGCCTAACAATAGCTGATTATTCTCAAACCCCGCCTCGACTGGTTGTGGTTCACCACTTGGAGGTGGTGTTAATATCTGTTCGATATTATCTACCCCAATCGCCGCATACATACGTTTGTAGGATTCGTAAATACCTGTTGGGCCGTGCACTTCTGGGTTAGATTGCACTAGCTGCATCATTTCTTGAGCCATAGCAATTCTTTGTGATTGACTAAAAATATCAGGGTTAGATATTGGAAAAATATCTACTCTTTCATCAAAGTCTGAAAGTTTTATTTGATTATTGCCACCTGCAATTGCGTATGGATATTCTGGCGGTAAGTATTCTTGAAATACATTTGCTAGTATTTTGAACTCTTTACGTTGAGAGTTATGTAATCTTTTATGGATAGCTGATAAGACTTTGGTAGATCTTTCTAGTAATGCAAGGGTAGTACCAACTGGAGCATTTGGGTTACCTTGACCTACATTTATTTCTGCAATAGATGCAAATCTTTGCCCAGATGTCACTAAAATATTTAACAAGTTTAATAACGTGCCGCTAGGTTCTTTAAATGGTAGTGGTTGGATAGATTCTCGTAATGATCCACCTGGGGCATCCACATCTCTGAACTCTCCTGGCTGAATTGGTGTATCTTCATCTCTTATTCTAATACCACGAGTTTTAAAACCAGCAGGTAAATTAGCTAGGGTACCAGCGTCAATTAATTGTCGAAGGATAGAGGTTGAAGCTTTTGATAAGCCTCCAATCATATGCGTAAGACCAAAACCATAGAAGCCTAAACCGGGTAAAAATTTAAAATGTACAAAATACTCAGTTTTTTGTTTCAGCGGATCATTTTCAGCATAATTACGATAAATACTTAGGATATTGTTGTTATTACTATCAATTGTGACGATATATGGCAATTTTATACCTGTCATATTACCTTGTGCATCTACATCTTCAAAGCCGTCTATCTCTAAATTACAGTGAACTTCGTATAACACAGAAACTTCACCGGTATCATAGCCTGGTTCCATACCCGATAATTCATCTATTTCTTCTTCTACTTGACCATATTGGGCAGCATCC